TCCGGACGTAGTATTCATACACAACACAAGTGTTTATGAGATTAAACCTGCTCAAATTGATAGTGGAACTACTTTAGGAGGTTCATCTAACTTTATGTCAGAAGTACCAAGTATGTCTATTAATTTTCCAACTAATTTATTTGCAAGTGTTGTAAATGGTAAACAGGTTGATCTTAGCTCTGACCAATACCAAACATTAAAAAATATTTGGGAAAAAAGAATCAAGATTATAGAGCAAATTCAAGAAAAAAATGGTAAAATTGCATTTCCTGAGTATGGATTTGGTGATCCAGAGACCATGCCTCAAGAATTATTCGTATATTTAAGTAAAAGATTGTTTGAAGCATTTCAATTTATTAACCCAGGATCTACAATGTATGATCAAATTAAAGATATGGTAAGTGCAAGTCAAGGAATTTCAGATGCTGAAATATTAATACAATTAGAATTAGAAGAAGATCCATTTAAATGTTCATAATATGGTATGCCAAGTACAAGTAAATTCAATAAAATACTTAGAAGATGAGGGAGCAACCAATGATGTAAGAAGAATCATTGATGAAGAATTATTTAATACGTTAAATGAAAAGCTAACAGTTTTAGCTGAAAAAAAATATGGTTTAAAAACTGATGGTACTAAGTTATTTAGTCTAAATACATCTGAACATATTGATCCTCGTACATCTACATATAGGAGAGATTCAAAGTACAGAGTAATGAGAGCTGAACCTAATACTAAACTATTTGAACGGTTACAGGATTTGTATAATTCTAGACCTGATCAACCTATGATGATGCGAGAAGAAAACACATTTTCTTTTAGTGCAAAACCTCTTCAAATAAAAGGAAGTTTATATGAACTTGAACCTAATATTTCTGATTTAAAAATTAAAAAGATATACAATAACTATGTTGATTTAATGAATAAAGTCAGAAAAAATAAAGCTATTTCCTATGATACTTTTTTAAGTTTAACAAATACATTACAAGTATTTAATTATGGTGATACATATATTTTTGGAAACTGGGATAGAAATAATGCTGTATTCATAACAAGATTTAATAGTTCTCCTACAAGTAAAGAGTTATTGGCTGAAGCTATACCTGCTATAGTGGCTGAAGGTATAGATGTTATATCTTTTGTGCCATTAGATTATGCAGATAAACTTAAAAGAAGTGGTTATATAGTTAGTAAAAACGGTTATAACTATGATTTTAAAGGAGAAGATATGGTCAAATATGCAGTTGCTTCTAATCCTGATATTTTTCAAAAAGTATTTAAAAATTCACCTGAAAAAGTATCATCAGAAGAAATAAAAACTTATAATAATTCTTTAAAATTAAGATATTCAGCAGTTGATGTAAGAAGTGATTTAATTAATAAAGCTGGTAAAGATGCTTCTAAAATTTTTGAAACATATTTAAATCAGTTTGCAATAAAAGTAAAAGATATTTCTGAAATTCAAGAAAAATTAGGAATAGATACATTAGGTTTTGCTGATATGCTTTCTAAAATAGCTTATATAAAATCTAATAAAGATTTACCAAATGTTGCTGGAGAATTTATTGCATATATGATGCAGTATAATCCTTTAATACAAGATATAGTAGATGAAGCTATACAAAAAAGAATTATACCTTTAAATCCTAATGAATATACAATTGAAAATGGAAAGATAATTTACGAGTATAAAAAAATTGATAAAACAAGACATTTTAAATTTATTGGTGATTTAATTGCTCAAGATTTACAAAATAAAGTAGAAGGTAAATATGATAAATCTCTTTTAGATAAAATAAAACAATTAGTTGCAAAGTTTTTAAATCTTTTGAAAAAAGTAGATATAGGATTAATAAATACTAACATTGGAATTATTAGTTATAATATATTACAACAAAATAAAAATTTAATTACTAGCTCATTATATAAACCAGGAGCACAAGGTAAAAAAACAGAACAAGTATCTATAGAAAAAGCTTTAGCTAAAGATAAATTTGGTAAAGATATTATATATGAACTTTCTAATAAAGGTTTTATTCTTACAGGATCAACAGCACTTTCAGAACAAGGAACTATTTTAAGACCAGACGAAAATCCATTACATGATATAGATTGGGTTAGTCCATTTAATAGAAAAGAAACTATTGAAAAGTTTAAAAATTCATATCCTAATGCAGTTAAAGTAAGAGATATAATTAATGATAATTATGTAACAGATAGTTATTTAATAGTTCCAGATGGTTATAAAATAGATAATTTTCAAACAGAAATTCATAATGAAAAAATAATACTTACTGAATATGATGTTTTAGATAATGATGGAAATGTAGTAGGTACATTTAGATTAGAAAAAGATTTTGATTCTGAAGAAATATTAGAAGTAACTAGAGGTATTCCTGGAAAAGTAATAGATTTCTTTTCATATCCCGATTATTCTAAATCAAATGAAGAAACACCTTTTGAATATAAAACTAAAGATGGTCAAATTATTCTTTTATCTAATTGGAAAAGCACATTTAGAGCAAAATTAGCATTTGCTAGATATAAAGATCTTTGGGATTATAACCGTTTTATTCCTTTTTCTGAAACAAAAATGGATTCTTCATTAGAGGAAATCAATGGTGTACTCTTTATGGATGTCAAGTTAGATGAACTTCAGAATGAAAGATCAAAAGAAATTGCTGAAGTATTAGCTCAAAGACTTGCACTTGGTACTAAAACACAATTTGAAAAAATCACAGCTGAAGAAGCTGCAAACATTTTAAAGAATAGACCTGTTAAATATAATGGAGAACCTGCATTCTATTATGCTGGTACTGTATATGTAGTAGGAGATAATGTAAATGTAAGAACTGTACTTCATGAGTTCTGTCACCCAGTACTTCAAGGACTGAGAAAAACTAATAATCTTCTATTTCAGAATCTATACAATCAAGCACTTGCTACAGAAGAAGGTCAAGGTATCTATTACTATGTAAAAGCTAACTATCCAGAACTTGAAGAAAACTCTGATCTATTTAAAGAAGAGGTTCTAGCATATGCAATGCAGTTAAAAGCATTAAATAGAATCAATAATGAAATAGAAACAGAAGGATATCAAAATTTCATGAATAAACTTATGGCTGCTATTAAACAGTTATTAAGACAGTTATTTGGAAATAAGGTAGATGTTGCTAAGTTAGATGTAGATACTACATTAGGGGAGATGGCAGATATGCTTTTGGATAAAGATTTTGAATTCCAAACAGATGATGTAACTGAAGAAGATCTTGTTATGTTCTCACGAAATGTTGTAGAAAGAGCACTTGAACTAGCTAGTTTTTCAAATGCTGAATCACAACTTAAAGTGGTCAGAGAGATGTATGAAACTAATAAAAGAATTCTTACAGAAGTTGAAAATTTTAAAGGAGATAAAGCATCAAGAAAATTATTAAAAGAAACAATCTTTGAAAAAGGTACTAATAGATATATCCGGGAAGTTGTAAGTACATTAAGAGATCATCTTAATACAGACACTGAAGGTTTTACTGAGAATGAGTTAATTCAGAATGCATTAGATGCTGCAAAAGAATCACAGGAAGTAGATCTTCAAAGAGCAACTGCACTTGTAAATACTATAGATAATATCAATAGTATGACAAAGAACATGCTTCTTGATGTTTCAAGAATTAGTCAATCTAATATAAACAGTAGAAGTACTATTGCTTTATTGATGTTGTATAAACAAAACTCTAAAGCATGGTTAAAAATGGTTCAAGCAATTGATGAATCTCTTTCTCAAGAAGGAAAACTTATTGAAAGCAATAACCCTTTTTATCAGTCTTTAAATGAAATTGTATTAAATATCACAAGAATCAATACAAATATTGCAAATATTCTTAAAAACAACAATGTACAGTTCTATGTAGAAATTACAGGATACATGTCTAAATATGTTCAAGAACAACTTAGAAGTAACCTTGGTACTGCATTAAAGAAAACTTTTTCTGCTGATCAATTAGAAAAAGAAGTGGATGACTTATATAATAAAGTTGTACAACAAACTCTTACTGATGCTGATGTTGATGCTTTAATTCAAAAAGGTATTCCAGGAGATGTATTGAAAGGTTTCTTAAAAGAATATAAAAACTTAGTAGTTGACGAAGATAAAATCAAAGCTGCTCTTACTGGAGGAGCTAAAGATGTTAGTTGGTTTAATAGATGGTTAGAGAGTTATAGTTCTAGTAATGACGTTATAGTAGGACCATTAGCTATGTTTATTCAAAATGAAAAAACTCAAATACAAAATATTGTTTGGGAAAGTTCATCAAAGTTTAGAAAAAAGTTAGAAGAGCTCTTACCTAAAGTAGGATTTAGTAAATTAAATTCTATTCAATTAAGAGAAAAACTTGGTTTCAAAGATAAGATAATGTATTTTGATAAAGAGACAGGTAAACCAATTGAAAGAGAGGTTTGGTCTTATTTAGATAAATACAAAGACTACAGATATCATTATGATTTATTAGAGTGGAACATAGAAGAAGCAAAGAAATCAGAAGATCAAGCAAAAATTGCTGATGCAGTTATGGAATTTGATCAATTCAAACGTGACTACATGTGGCAAGAATATGTTCCTGAGTACTATGAGAAAGATGATATCTTTAAAAAATCTGAGGTAGGTAAATTAGCATATTTTGTTAGAAAACAAAAACTACTAGCTTATAATAACTTACTAAATAGTATGGAAAATGAGCTTGAAAGATTTGAAAAATACTCAACTACACAAGCTGCATTCAGAGAGTTCCAACAATTATACTCTCTTACATATGAAGATGGTACATCAAAGGTAGATGATCCAGAAAATGCAGTTTATGACTTAAGTATTGCTCAGGTTTTATTAGAACATAGAGCAGCTACAAAAGGATTTAATGAATGGACACCAATTGAGGGATTACTTCAAAGTGCATATAATGAGTTTGTAGATTTATTAGAAACTAAAAAAATATATCCAGGGTCTGCAGACTTTAAAGCTGAATTAGAGAAGTGGAGAAGACAGAATCTTAGAATGGAATATGATCCTGCTTATTGGGAAAGTAGAAATACATTAGTTACAGAGCTCAGAGAATTACAAACAAGAATGAATGAAGTTGCTAAGTCTAAATTTGACGTAGCTACAGCATTCCAAACAATTAATGATCTTATCTATAGTTACAGGGATGAGCAAGGAGAACCTGATAGCTCTGCTATGGGTAAAACAAGACTTGAAAGAATCAGAGATACAGAACAAGCTATTGCAGACTTCAAGTTTAAATATGACATGTCCACTGGTCTTTCTAAAGAAGACTCCGAAGAGTTAAAAGATCTACAGTACAAAGCAAGTAAAGGACTATTACAAGCAGGAACTCCTGAATCTAAAAGATATATGTATCTATTAGACATGCAAGAGTCTGAAGGTATACTTCCTGAAGATGCAGCTAGAATTGAAGAAATTTTTGGTGAGTTATCAGAGTTGTCTATAAACAGCCCTACTACATATTACATGGAGACATTAAACTATAACTTATCTAAGCAAAATATAAAAGAACAAGATGAGGATGAAATTAATGACTTTATAAACTCAGATGAATTCCAAGATATTCTTGATGGTGATGAAGAGTTTAGAAATTGGTTTGAGTTAAATCATTATGTTATTCAGACATATGATAAACCATCTAGAGGTTATGTTTCTAAATACAAAAGAACTAAAGCAAATACTGTTGCTATTCCAAGAGATGAAAGTCATATCAAGTTTACAAAAATTCTTGATAGAGAGGGTAATAGTGTTTTATTAATGGGTGTACCAAATGCTAGACATTCAAGATACCAAGTTAAAGATCAATATAGAACTATTCCTTTTGGAGCAGATAAAGAAGACTATGTAGGTAAATATGTAGATAATAAAAATCATCCACTTCCTAGAATGTATGATCCAAGTGCTAAATATAGTGCACGTGATGGTAGATTCATGAATGAGAAATATTTTCAAATGCAATCTGCAAATAGTAATGAGTTTCAATTACTTGAAGCAATAAAAGAATATCATTTAGAAAATCAAAAAGGACAAAGTAGTTATAGTAAGTTATATCATGACATGCCAAGGTATGCTCTTAAAAAAGGAGATATTTATCAAGCAATGCAAAAAGGTGCTTATGGTCAAAGATTTTCTGAATTAGGTAAGAATGTAAAAGAGTGGGTTAAACAAGCTGTAGGTAAATCTGTAATGGATGCTGAGAATGATTTAAACTATGATCCTGAGAATAACTTAGTAAATACTGATTTAGATGGCAATCAGATATCTTATATCCCTGTTTCAGGTATTTACAACCTTGATATTGATGTACAAGATGCGGATATTTTCCAAGGTCTATTCAGATATGGCTTGTCTATTCAAACTCAAGGAAAACTATTAGAAAGTTTACCTCTTGTTCAAAGTATCTTAGATACATTAGAAGATCCTAATAATGCTCCAAAAGAATTAGAAAAATTTGATAAAAATATTTATAATCTTAAAGGAGCTTTAACAAATGCAAAGAAAAAATTTGCAACTAATAACAGACTTGGTCAAACAAAATCTCTTATTGAAAGAGAATACTATGGTAAAATGGTAGAAGGTATTGAAGAAACTCATCCTCAATTTGGTAAATGGGTCTCTCAATTACAAGGTTTATCTGCTACAGGTTCATTAGCAGTTAGTATGGCTTCTGATTTAAAAAATAAATACGGTGCATATGTACAGTTAATACTTGAAGGTGCAGGTGCTGAGTTTATAAATCTTAAAGATATTGCACTTGCAAGACCATGGGCAGAAAAAGCTATGTTAGAGTGGAGTACAAAAGGAATATACCAAACAGGACCTGGTGCAGTTTCAACACAATTGATTCAAATATTTGATGCAAACTTTAAATCCAAAGATCAATTTGGTAGAGAAGTAGAAAGATCTATGGTAAAAGATCTTGTAAACATGGAATGGATGTACATGCATAGAAAATTTGGTGAGATGCAAGTTGCTGTTTCATTATTTGGTTCTTTTATGTATGGTCAGAAAGTTGATCAAGTTCTTAGTGATGGTACTAAGAAGTCAATGAGATATATTGAAGCTTGGGAAAAAGATGATGATGGTATAATTAGACTTAAAAAAGGTGTTCATCCTGGTTGGAACAATCTTCCAGTTTATCATGAATATACTAAAGGAGAATCTCTTGAAGAAATTGCTAAAAAATATTCTATACCTGTTGATGAACTTAAAGCTAAAAATAGGATTAAGTCTGAGGTACAACTTGAAGATGGTCAAGAAATTATTATAGCTAAGTCAGAGTTATTCATGGGTCTTAAGAATAGAATTCAAGGGACATCAAGAAAACTTTTTGGTACATATGATGATATGGGTCAACCTGAAGGTAACAAACTATTACTTTATAGAATGTTCTTCTTTATGAGAAAATGGTTTACACCAATGTTTATAAATAGATTTGGTGCTGATTTATCTAAAGAAAATAGATGGGGTGAAAGATATGATTGGGCTACTGGTTCATATGGTAAAGGATTTTATATTACAGCTTTTCAAACAATGATGAAAACAATGAAATCTGGTTTCAAAAACTATAGCTATTTGACTGATAAAGAAAAAACTGCAGTTAGAAAAATGAGTACAGAAGGACTATTTACAATTGGTCTTGCATTACTAGGATTAATGTTATTTGGATTTGATCCTGATGATGATGACAAATGGAAAAAACTAAGAGCAAAATCAGGAGCTATAAATGAAGATAATTATAATACATATGGTTTCTTAGCTAATCATATGTTATTACTTGCAATGGGTGTTCAAGCTGAAAGTAGTGCATTTATTCCACTTCCTTCTGTAAAAGGAATAAATTTTGGTGCAGATGACTATGTAAAAATGATTACACAAACAACAAGTGCATGGTATAATACTGTTGTTCTTTATATTGATATATTTGGAGATGTATTAGACTTTGTAACATTCTCTGAAATGGATAGATACAAAAGAGATACGGGTCCTTATTCATGGAAAAGTGAAGGAGAATTAAAAATTTGGGGTAAACTAGGAAAAACAGTTGGTTTAACAGGAGCTACTGGAGATCCAGTAACCCAAATGGAGAATATGTTTAAAAATAGTGCAAAATTAGGAAATTAAAATTTTATACTTGGACAAGAAAAAAAAAGGGGATAGCCTAAGCTACCCCCTTAATTGATAAATTATTCACTCACTAAAAGAAGTCAGGAATTGAATCCGGATCTTCATTAGTATTGTCAGTTAAATCTAAGTCAAAGTTATCTTCTAATGCAAACTCATCTTCAACAATTTTTTCTTCTGGTATTTCTTCTATAATCAAACCTTCAATAACTACTGGAGCTTCAAATATATTACCTGCAAGATCCTCATAGATAACTCTATCTTCACTAGGTAGTTCTTCAATAATTTCTTCTACAGCAGCATATCTAATATCTTCATCTATTTGATCAGCTTCAATATCAGCTTTCATTTCATCTCTTTCAATTGCTAATTCAGATAACTTAGCTTCTTCTACCTCCATTTCCATAATCTGATCAAGTATACATACCTGATTAGGATCTACTACATCTTCTATAACTTCATCAACAATATCAACAGTTTGTACTATCTGTGCAGGTGCACTGCACTGTTGGAAATTACCAATAGTACCAATGAAATAGTGCAGAACTCTTTGATCTTCCATCCATGTTTTAGGATGTGAATTCTGAAGAGCTATAGTTACATAATTATAAAATGCCCATAAACTATTTGCATTAGTAAATACATGATATGGTCTCTTCATTTGATCTCTGATCATACTAGCTTGTTCTGTAGTAAGAATCTCATACTCAGCAAACAAAACACCTAATAACTGAGCTTGTTTTCTTTTGTTTAATACAACACTCTCCATAGTAGCTTTATCAGAACACAATTGATTATAATACATATGTGCATTGGTGATATAATTATCAATAGTATCTTTTGTTTCTGTATCTGCAGTTCCTGTATGTTTTCTTACCCAACTACCAATATCTCCTGAAATCATAACTGCACCAGTGTTATTAATATAAGCACCAACTACACATTTAAACTTTACTTGTTTATTATAACTGTTTGTCCATGCAAACATCATTGATAATTCAGGATCAGCATTAAACTGAAGTTTATAAATTCCAGTAGCAATCTGTCCATCTGCAGTACATCTGTACTCTTCATCTACAATTGCAAACCCTGCAGTAGCAAGGGCTTGATAAGCATAATCAATAATAAATTGGTGACTAATAACAGTATATGTAGCAGCATGATTTGGTAATGCTACACTGATTAAATCACTCTTTGTGGTATTTTGAATTTTTCTTGGCATAATTAAAATAAACTTAATTGGTTTGTACTTGGTTCTAGAGATTCAATTTCTTTTCTAATCTTCTCTAGATAATAATCATAGTTAATATCGTATTCTTCAAATGGTTTTTCTACATAATTAATTAGTGTAGTTTGTAACCATCTACCAGCTTCTACCTGTATTTCTCTCTGGTCTGTGTTGTTTCTCTTAATGATCTTAGATCCTGTTTTAGAGATGAAATACCTAATAGTATGTTGTAATGGAGTAGTACTATAGTCACCTAATTCTACTTTGTGTTCTATAAATTTCCAATCTCCTTTGATTTTTACACCTCCACAAAAATCAAAAATGTTTAGATTTTCACTTATAAACTTTTCAGGTTTAATTCCATCTACAAAATATGCATGTATTGCTTGTGGTATAACTAAGAAACTCTTGTTTTTATGAAGAGCTAAATCTTTATACTCAAATCTACCTTTACATTTAGATTTACCGTCTTCATTTACAGCAATATAATTATTTACATCACCCAGTATAATCTTAGAATACTTATCATGTTCTAATTCAAGACTAGTTATCTTCTCCCATCTTTTACAAATTTCTAAATATTGAGCTTCATACTCCCGTGGAATCATAGTTTCTAAACCATCTGTATTTTGCATTAGAGGAATTGCTCCGGGAATCTCTTCACAAATCATCTCATATAACATACTAAGACTTAATTGACCATTAATAGTTATACGCATTGTGAATTGAGGATCATACAGGAAACTATTCTCGTCATTACTAAGACCATAGGTTGAATTTAAAATAATCTTGTATACATAATTTCTTGGATCTGACTTTGGAATCTTTTTTCTTTCTTCAAAGAACCATTCATACTGCTCACAAAATTCTTCTTTAGGTAAATGTGCAGGTGCCCATCCATTTCTAATAGCTAGATTAGGATAATAACTTACAACATCTGAAGTCATAATGATCATGTCTTCTGTTGAATTATAAACTTTACTAGCTCTAGCACCATGAATACCACCTAAACCATAATCAGTTTTGACTCCCTTATACTGTACAGAATATTTAAAACCTCCTTTAGTTTGTCCTGGCCATAAAATTATATCCTGAAATTTTTTGAGAAGATTTTGAAATGTTGCTGTCTTAAATTCAACATAAGGTAATATTATATCTTTAAAAATAATGTGTTCTCTTTGAGTTCTCATCTGTTTTAAATCCCATTTCTTGATACCTGTTGATTTATTCAAGAAATGTAAAAACAGTTCTTTTGATATTCTAGGTTCAGAGGCTGAGAATAAATCTATGTCATATTCATCTGTTAGTACTTTTCTCAGATTAATTTGATCCTTACTTAGGTGCATTATCTGTTTAGTAGACTTAACATCATTTATACAATAATTTATAATCTCGGGTATCTGACCTTTTTCTATTTCAGTAGTATGATGTATTGGCATATCTATAATATTATGCCAATCCATAGTATACTGTATCCATTTTAAACTAGATCTTTTTGCAGGATTATCCCAGTGGTTAAGTTTAAAGACATCAATCTGTCTTATACTTAAATGTCTCGGACTAAATAATGCAAATTCTCCTGAATTACTTCTTTCTATAGTTTCTTGTGCTTTTCTATAAATGAATCTAGCAATAGTATCACCATCTAGTTCTAATAACTGTTCTTGATTCCGAAGAATATGTTCAGTAATCTGACTATCAAAAGCAAGACCATTAAAACTTATGTGCCATTCATTTAAACTTTGATTTCTTTTTAAGAAATGTACTAACTCTTCTATGTCATTTTTAGATTTATGACATACAAAGATCTCTTGGTGTTCAGATTTTACATCTTCAAACACTCCTATGAAACAATTTGATAAAGTTTCATAGTCCATCACATAATGTGTCTTCATATAATTAGTTCAGTTTAGCTGTCCCCCCTATTAAGTTAATAAAAAAGGGAGCATTGCTACTCCCTTTCTGGTAGAATTTAGAATATTTATGCTTTATCAGTCATAAATTCCTTGTAGTTAAAACTATCTGCATTACTTGCAAAAGTATTTACTATATCTTCAACTGCATTATGATCCTCAACATAAAATTCTTGAAACACTTCTAACTTATGTCTTTCTTGTTTCAATCCTTTACTTCCTGTTAAAGCTTGACCATATTCATCTAATTTTGGCAACATATGTAATGTTGTTTTTTTAATTTTAGATATTACTACAAATACTTTAGTACTTGGATCAAAAATACACTCAACATAAGGACACTCTGTACTTGTTGGAATCATTCTAAATGTTTGGCTTTCTTGCCAAGTTGCTTTTACAAGCATCATTGATTTACTCATTTTCTATTGATTTTGACAAATTTAACAATTTTTCTTCTATATTTTCCAAATCTGCAATGTCCATTACTAACATTTCTTTATCAGAATCTGGTTTACTACACAATTCTCCAACTTTGATTAACATTTCTGGTTCTACATCTAGAAGTTCTGCATAGTTACTAAAATACTTTTCAGGTATTAAATAACTATGCATATATGCGTAATTACCACTGTATTTGTCAAAAAAATCAAGGATTTTTTGCTTTAAATTCATACTCATTTTACTATATCTCCCATCTCTAAAATGGAACCAATCATCTTCTAAATCAGAAAAGTCAAATGTAAAGACAGCTTGAGAATTTATTTTTACATAATCACTAAGTCTTGTATGACCTAATAATGTATTTTTTTCAAAAATAATATACTCATCATCTGTTCTTACATCATAGACACATATTAATTTCATATCCTCAGAGTTGTAGTGCCCTTGCCAACTGATATATGTTTCAATTGGTACAACACTAACACCTCTTTTTATTCCAAGGAGCGGATATAAAAACACCTTGGATTTTTGAAAATACTTCTTATAAACAGAATTTAAAGCCATAATTTTTACAATTTTATATTACCAACTGCTAAGTCATAGGGAAGGTCATATCTTTTTTCTGCATAGTGCCATTGTGCAACTTCTAGTACAGATTTAAACTTCATCCTCCATTCTAACATAGATTCCTGTGATACTTGGAATGGGTAAACTAAATTGTATTTATCAATTACGATAAAAGTAACTTGTACCTGCCAAGTATCTCTATCCGGTTTGTCTTTTAAAAATTTGTCTGTAGCAAGTATAAGATAAATAACAGCTTGTAGCCAGTACCTATAATATTCTACTGAATCAGGAAAATCTTGTATTGACTTACCAGTAGTTTTGAGGTCATTGATGAATATCATCTTTGCCTCATTATCAACTACGATATTGTCAAGAACTCCGTGGAAACCAAATTGTAATTTGTCATGATCAACCTTAATGCGCAACTCATTGTAGGTTTCAATATGTGTTTCTTCCTCAGTTTTATCTAATTGCAATAGGGCTCTAACGTCACTATTACTTTTTAGTATCTCAACCTGTACTTTGCAGCCATTCAAAGTTGGTTCATCTACTATTGTTTTTTCTAGACTTTTTTTGAGGAATTCAAAATACTCTTTGTTCTCTTCTGTGAGAATCTTTTCAATTCTTTGTTGATCTGTTTTAAGAGATTGATAAAGATTTGCTGTAAGTAACTGTGTAAGTATATCTTGTGAGTAATCATCCAAAAGTAATGTATTATTTCCAATTGACAAGTGTATTCTAAAAATATTATCAACAATTTTTCTTTGACTGTCTGTTGGGAGCTTACCTGGCATAGATATAAAGGAATCATCATATTTTTCTGGTTCAAATAAAAGACAGTGCAGAACCCTACCACCTATAAGGTGTGGGTCTGTACTATCTTCTCTTTGGTTGAGCACATAATGATTATAAAACATAGCAGGTGAATAAAGTAATTTATTCAATCCACTATAACTAAAGTAAAATTTATTCTGATAGAATTTTTCCATCTCATCAGAACCATTCAAAGTCATCTTCATTTGTTTGTTCTATTTGATTGTTATTTGATTCATTTTCTTCAAGGGTGCTCTCAGTACCTTTTTCATTTAACTCAGATTCGGGAGCATGATTCTCTTCTTCTATTGCTATTAACTCTGACTTGAGTTCATTTCTCTCAATCCTAGTAAATGCTTCTTCTATGTCTTCATCAGATATTTCAATGTCTCCTGTCTCATCAACAGGGTCCTTTAAATCATGCAAGTCTCCGTGTAATTCAAAAACTTCTGCTTCAATTTCTCCTTCAACAATAAAATCTGGCATTATTTCATGCACATAATTAGTATTAAGAAGTTTTGCAGCTTCTTCATTAAGAGTAAGACTTTTTACTTCAAAATATTTTATACCTCCTCTATTTGCAATCTCTTCACCATAATGTTGCATAAGAATCTTTACTTTTTCTAAATCAAAAACATCTTTATCAATAAGAGATTCTACTATCTCATCAACATCTGTATGCATATTACCTTTACTTTTATTTAAAAAACTTAGTAAAGATTTAAAATTGACATGATTTTTTGTATTAGAGTCAGCTATTCTGTGAGTATATTCATTAAAAAGCATCTCAATATAGAGTAAACTATCAATATAATTACAATTAGCCATAATTTCCATTGCAATAATATGATTGTCTTGATCAGAACTTTTAAACATATCACAAAGTTGAGTAAACATTACTCCATCTATTACAGTAGCATCCTCACCATTAATATATTGTAATAATTTATTTTCATTAAATATATCAAGAGTTAAAATCTTAGGAAATAGATTAGTATAATCTTCATCAATAATATAAAAGATACTTGAATTTCTCATATCGTTTTTAATATTTTTAAGAATATCTATTGATGAATTTCTAATTGTTGATGATGAAGAATAACTCATTACTACAATATCTTCAGTATAAAATTCTAAAGCTTGTCTAATATTTTCTCTATAATAATCATCTATTACATCTTCTGAGTTTTCATAAATTTCTTGTAAACTACTTACTGGCATACTATGATACCAATTTCCTGTAGTTATTTTATCTTTTGTATTGTAACCAGCAAACACATGGGTTGCTTGATCAATATCTCTTACTGTCTTTATTCCATATTGTAGAGTTAAATCTTTCAATTTTACTCTAGGAACATTTACACCAGGTAAAAAATAAAGTTTATCTCCTTTAGTAGGAGAATATTCATTATCATTAACTTGTATTATATTATCTGACCTCTCGTCTGTTGACCATACTGTTTTAGTTTTTATAATAACTTCAGTATTATTAAATTGTTCGATTTCAATATGTAAATAATTTTTCATACACATAAATTTAAAAAAGGGAGTTTTACCTCCCTTTATCATTGTTATTAATTATAATTGTGGATTTTTAAAGGGGAAACCTTCTATGTTGACTTATTTTATAGCCATCTTCACCACCTCTTGATTCATCATCAATGGACTAAACTTAACCTTATTACCGTTGACAATCTCTTTGACCATATAATATCTAAGGTCATCAGTAAATGCATCACAGTCTGTAGTAAGTTTAGCTATCCTGTCAATAATTGGTTTACCAACGGATCCTTTGTCAGCCAAAGTAAGAGAATAATTTATTATCCTTGTTGCAATAATACTTGAAATATCAGCACGGAACTCATCATCTTTTCCTACTGCATTAGTAAGAGAGTTCATAACATATTGTTCCTCTTTATTCAAGATGTCTTCTGGACTAATAATTCTATCCATTTTATTATTAATAAACATGGTAAACATAGAACTAAAATCAGGACCTACTGAACCTTCTCCAATCATCTGAATCAACGGCAAGTTATCTTCAAACTTAGGAATAGAACTAATACCATTAAAGAATGTAGTTATTGCTCTAGGATTTACTCTTTGAGTTACTAACTCAGGATTCATCAACATAAAGTTAATACATCTACCATCTATTAATGCTTTCTCAGCCCACTTAGCCCATACATTAGAATCATATTTTAATTCAACAGATATAAATCTAGTTTTCTGAGCAACATCTAAACTAGTTACATTATAATCACCATTATCTGGATTAGTAGTCAAGATAACATGCCAGTTCTTAGGTAATTTCCAAGAGACATATTCTTGTCTATCCAAAATTTCCATTGTTGCTTGCATGAATCTTTGATCAGCACGAGTGTAATCATCTAAGATTAAAAATCCACCTTCTCCTTTACCCTGAATCCATTCAGGTGCAGCATGTGACATTCTTTTATCTACAACTTTATATCCTTTTGCACTTGCTGCAGGTATCTGAGATTCATTAATCCAAGTAGACTTACCTTCTGCATTTTGTATCTGAAATTCTTTAACAGGAAACCCAACCAAGTCACCTAATTCTTCCAATTGAGATAAATTAAGCTTTACAACTTCCATATTCATCTCTTTTCCTAATTGCATTAATGCTGAAGTTTTACCAAGACCAGCATCACCTTCTATATTTATTGCTACAGGTACTTTACCTTCTTTTTGGATATGTTGGTTATTACCTACCATATGTTTAATAAAACCTTTTAACTCTTCAACATTTAATTGTACTTGACTCATAACTCTTTTTTTATAGTTCTAATTTAATAACTTTTCCGGGAAGACTCTCATTCATACATGATTCTTCTGACAAAACCCAAAGAACATTTCCTTTAGGCTTTACATCTGCACTACATTCTCCATCAGTAAAATATACTAAACTAGTATATTTATTCAGGTTTGCATTAAAATATTCTAAGACAGGATCAAATTCTGTTCCTCCTCTACCATGTACTTCAAGTTCATTCTTACCTTTGTAAGATTCAATTGATCTGATAGTTGTGTCACATTGTATAATAGTAATTTCTACTCCACATTTATAAATGTGTTGCATTTCTCCCATGAATTCTCTTAACTCATTGTCACTTACAGAACCTGAAGTATCAATAGCTAATAACATGTGTTGTCTCATCTTTACTTTTAGACCAGGATTAGCATCAAATCTCTTGTTTTCCTTTCTTCTAATCTTCTTTGTGAATACTTTAGTACTTACACCTGTAAATCTTCTAATGTATCCTCTCCAATCAAATTTAGGTGGAACAATTTCATCAATAACAATTACTCCATCAATTTCTCCAGGAACATTACCTCTTTTCTTAACAGTCTGCTCTTTAGCATCTGAAAGTACTTTCTGTAATTGTCTATCAATTAATTTTTGTTCAGCTTCAGTAAGATCTTCAAAGTCATCCCATGAACTATGATCAGGAACATCACCAGATTCTATAGAATCTAATAATTCATCCATTGCATCACATCCACAAGTTCCATTTTTTTGTTTTTCATCTTTTGCTTCTTTAAGCTTGTCATAATAATATCTACAACCTGCTTTAGTATCAAGATTCATATCATCATAATCTTCAATCATAATGCCTCTAGACGGAAGTTTACTTGCAATAACTTGCAATTCTTCCTGAGTAGCATTATTTTCCTTAGCACTCTCTAATTCAGATACTATACTTGCTTTAAGAGCATCAAACTCTTCTTTAGTATAATCCCCTCCTGGAAGCCAAGACTTGTCAATATACTGATTAATTTCCATATCCATTGCAACATTTGCAAGTTTCCTATCTGTAAACTTAAAAAATGTAGTCAAGTGACCAAATGCAATGTGTAATAATTCATGTTTTAACAAACCAAGTTTGTTTAATTCAGATAAATTTTCCCAAAATGTAGGATTAATAGTAAGTTGATAATTAATACCATTCTTACTTACTCCTGCTGTAGGAACACGTTTACCGTCCCAAACTTTATTTAGCATAAGAAGAAAGAACCCATAATAAGGTTCTTTCAACATAAGCTCTTTACTTGTTTTACTTAGACTGGTTACTTTATCCATTGTCTTTTAGTTTAATATTAATTTCAAATTTGTTTATTGGATAACCAATGCTTCCAAGCATTTTAGTCATATCTCTTACAAAAAATTCCATAAACAATTCAACTGAAGTTGCAGAACCACCATGTTCTGTTATCAAACTCAATGTTTTAGGACTTGTAAGAGCATATGGATTTTCTCCAATCAAACTAATTAATTTATCACCTATTTTTTTACAATGTTCAATCCAATATTGTCCTTTGTGCCCTCCAAATTTATAAAGAACAAGTAATTCACCAATGTATTTTTTAATATCTACATTTTTTAATGTCTCAAATGCAATAATATGATTATCAGCATCTTCAGACTTTAACATCATAATCAGATTCTTTGTTTCTTCTTTGTTAAATATCATAATTTTAATATTACTAAGTAATTAGCATAGGCTTCTTCATATGTCATAGCCCAGATTCTATAGCCATCTATTATAAATAATTGCTTTTCCATAACTCTAGTTTAGTTCTAAAAGTTCAGATTCAATATAATTTAATAACCCTAAAACTTCAGTTTTTTGACATGTTTCTGGGTTTTCATCATCATATTCCATATTATTAGAAATTAGTACTTCTAATTGATTTAACAAGTTTACTACTTGTGTTTCTACTTCTTTATTCATCTTTTCCATTAGTCTTCAATTTTTAAGGTTTATAATCAAGTTTTAGTTCTAAACATAACCATGCATAACTAGCATGTATTCCTTTTGATTTTTTTGGAATTAATTTCCATTCCAATAAATTAATTTTTAATGTTATTTGTCTCATCAGTCTTCTATTTTAAGTGTTTTAATCATCCATTCTGTGGGTTTATCTAAATTCTGAACCCATTCTTTAGCACTTGGGATATAATTATTACAATCCTCTTTTACATGTTGTTCTCCAACATATCTTGTATATACAGTTTTACCATCTGAGTTGACAAAAGACATTCCAAATATCTTTTCACATTCAAATATACCTTCACTATGATGTCTAAACATTCTGTGTTTACTATGCCCAATCCATTTTTTAGTTTCATCAAACCAATTATGAATTGCAATGTAATCACTCCATTCTCCACCCCATTTTCTTACTGAGGACTTACAATGTTCTAAAGGATGACTCATTTTATTTAATGTATTTTTTAATAAGTTCTTTTAAACAAGTTTCTTCAGCTATTTTTCTATTAGAATAGGAAAAACTTTTTATTACATTTTCTTCATCAAAAGAAATAGTAAATCCAAATTCTGTTTTTCCAACTTGTTGTATTGAAATTAACCAATCTGTTTTTTTATCAAACCAATTAAATACAAAAGGTCTAAGTGCCGCAACACAAGATTCTTCAGTTGTATTTTCTAACTTGTCAATAATTTCATTTGTTATGTATTTTGAATACCAGCCAACATGAGCATCTTTAATATATAACATAAGGCTCATTCCGTCATAGCCTAAATCTTTTAATTTTTTTGAAAACTCATAATTAAGATATCCAGTATCAATTTCCATTTTTTCTATTTCTTGTTTTTTATTCATTATTCTAAACTTTTATCAATTAAATTACCTTTATGATGATAAGCTACAGTTTCAATGATTCTTATATAATTGTTTATATTATAATCTCCTGAAGAAACAAGTATACATAAGTTACCAAAACCACCTTCATCGTTCCACCAATCTTCTATATCATTAAGAATTTTAGATTGTACAAACTCTTCAATTAATTTATATAATTCTTTATCTTCTAAAGCATTATTATTATTGTCCCAAGCATCAATATTATTAAATACATCTGCTGTACTTGCACAAGGTTCATTTGTATAACCAATCCATTCTATAGCACCTGAGTCTCCTCCACCATTATAGTGTACTTTAATACCTGTAATACCAAGATCAGCCAACTTAAATAAGAGGCTTGTCATTTCTAATTCTCCCATAATTATTATTTCTTATTTTTATCTTTTAAATTACCTTCATGAGTATATTCTTCCCAATCAGCAACTCTGATACTATTATTAATTGTATATGTACCAAGTTCTACATCAATATGAACATAACCACGACCACCTTCATTATTCCACCAGTCTTCTATATCATTTAATAACATTTCTTGACAGTAATCTGCAATTAAATTACTCAATACTATATCAATATCACCTAATAAATATTCTTGTTCCCAATTTTCTAATTCATCATAATTTATATCTGGATCTTGAGTAGCATTAACATATTCAATTGCTCCACTATCTCCACCACCTTCATAATATACTACAACTTTTTTAATACCATGACTAACTAAGCCAAACATTATTTTTTCTAAACTATTTTTATCCATAACTTTTTATTATTTAAACTTATAAAATTTACCAAGTATATTACCGTTTAAATATTTATCAGACTCAAGTACTCCTAATACAAATTGATGTTTAGTTTCTTGGTATGACAATTCTAATTTAGTAGTACATATCATTAGTATATCTCTTTTAATTTTTATATTGTCTTTGTGTGCTTTTTTCAGTACTTCATTGCTACTGTAATAATTTTGATAAGTAGCTTTCTTTACTCTTTTATATGTCTTTAATCTCTTATCAGTTGACATAGCCTTCTTACTCAGTTTTGTTTTAATATCTGCATAAAAATTCTTTTTACCAATATAACTAATTGATTTTCCGTCTATTATTGCAGTCATATTATAAATAAAACCTATTGCATTTTCAGGAATCATATCTTCAGTAAATTCTTTACCTTTATATATCCAACTCATAATTTTAAAATTTAAGCATCACCCTGTGGTATAATACTCTGACGTTCTTGTATAAATTTACCTGAGAATACTTCAGTTAATGTTTTTTTTACATTGATACCACCTTCTTTCTCAATAGTTTCTATTAATAATACTACTGCATGTATAAGATGTGCAGGAGTAACTCCATGTATTTTTAAACTTGTAGTAAACTTTTCTGGTGCCTTTTCATCAAATTCATAATTTATTTTAATCTTACCTTTCATATAATGATTCATTAAGTAATTTTAATACTTCTTTTTTTACTTTTTCAATACCGTGTACTTTAATAGAATCTGATACATCTTTCTCCATATCAAGAATAATAAAATCAAGATTATATCTTTCTTTATATTTCTTCATAGAATTAATACCTGCTTCATCATTATCAAATAGTACACATATCTTTTTATATTTCTCTTTAAGTTTATTTATGTTTTGCTCTTTAATCATAGTATTTTCACTATCCGGAGCAATACATTCTATATCCTTAAAGCCAAGCTTATTAAAAGCCATTATATCTTTCAATGAAGAAGTAATAACTAAATAATCTACTGTAAGTGATAGTTGTTGTGACCCTTGTATATGATTACCTAACTTTAAGAATTTCTTATTCATATTCTTAGGCTGATAAATCTTATACAATGTGCCATCTTTTTTGAAATAACCATACAGATTTAAACCTGTAATAATAATCTCAGATGTAGTACCATTAAGTTCAAGTCTGGTCATCTTATAATACTCTAATGCAGATACATTATATATTTCTAGCATCTTAGAACCAATATGATATTGTCCCCAGTATTTCTGATCAAAGTTAGACCAATGTCTAATAGTATAATCAGTTACTTTATAATTTTCATAAGTTTTAATTTCAGGAGCTTTATAAGGTTTATGATCATCTAGGTATTTAACATAGTCATTAACTATTTTATAAGAAACTTCTCCTCTATCTTTAATACCACACATATATTGTACTAATGATATAGAGTCTCCTTGATAACCTGATGAAAAATCTTTAAACTTATATGTCATTGTTGCAGCATCCATATAAATAATCATTGATGGAGTCTTTTCAGTTTTAAATACAGATTTAATTTTTATCTGCTGTCCGTCTAATTGTTCAGTAAGATTTAAATAATTCTCAAAGATCCAAATTGTTGGTACATCCTGGAATCTAATTACATTTTTAGTTGAAATCATATCTTTTAACTTTAATTAAAAAGGGAGCCCATTTCCTGACTCCCCTTTAAACTATTGTTAGTCTAAATCAAAGTCTGAGCCAACCTTAGTTGATACCTCAAAATCATCCTCACCAAATGCTTCTACCTTCTTAGCTTCTAATTTTTTAAGATGTAGAGCTTCAGAATATAGTAACTGTTTACCAGATCCAAGTTTAGCATATGCAAAACCATCTCTAGAAGATTTTGGTAAATATAAGTCATAATTTGTATAACCTGTTTTACCTTCATATTCTTTTCCTGCAATACAGAAATCTAAATACTTATCTTGATAAGGTGCTGTTTTATCAAATGCAGTGATAAACTCTTCAATTGTATTGTGCTTATTATCTTGAGCATCAAACCAATTAACTATGTCTAATGTAGTACATAATGATTTAATAAATACTAATATACTATTATCTCTAGAAATTTGTACACCTGATTTAGTTACTCCATCTGCAAATGCATATTGGCCAGATTTTACTCTACCAATTTGACCTTTATAATGACCAGCATCTGGATTTTCTTTATCCAACATAAATCCTTCAAATCCTTCAAGAGGTTCAGTCTCAAGATTAAGTATTATACTTATACCACCTGGAATAAATTTAAAATCTTCACCTACTAAACTATTAAGTTTTAATTTGTGATTACCTGGACTAATTGTTTTTGGTATTCCACTTCCACCTGTTCCGACATCTTTTGTTCCAATTGCCATTTTTCTTATTTTTATTTATTATTTATATACTTCATCCCAGTGAGTAATTATCTCACCTTTGTCATTAGCTTCACTAATAACTATTTCTGCATTTCTTAAATGCTCAGGTCTTGCACCACAAGTTGTCTCTTCATTAGTTTTAAATGATAAGAATACTTGATTACCTTTTCTGAACATATAACCAATTGCATCAGCATTAGCACAGATTAAAGACTTGATTTTACCAGTTAAATCTATATTAGCAGACATAACCATTTCACCTTTATCATCTACTTGCTTATCTTTGATATGCCCAGATAAAATAATATGGTCAGCTAATGTGTCTACATAGTTTAAAACATCAAAAAATGCTTCTCTTACATATAAATAACCAGCTCCATTTGGTAAAGTAATTACATTATCTCCATCAAAGTTTTTACCCATTGAAGTTTGCTTATACTTTTTTACAGCTAATGGCATTACCATTTCTTCTAATGCAGTTACAGTATCAATAGTAATAAACTTATAAGGTTTACCAGCTTCTAATACTTCTTTACCAATTGCTAGCAACTCTTTAAGATTACTTGCTTTAACTTTTAATGCATCTACATAATCAGTTCCATTCTCCAAATCAATAATTAAATTGTCTTCTAAACCAGCAAATGCAGTAGTTTTACCTGTTTTTGGCTTAGAATAAATAATTAATCTTTTTGGATTGACTCTTGTTGCACCTACTTTCTTAGTGGGCAATACTAATCCTTCACTCATACTTTTATTTTATTAAATCATTTAACCATTTTTTATTACTTACTGGTTTCTGTAATAGAATGGCAGCTAGATCTCTTACAGTTAAACTGCTTAAAGGAGCATCTAAATCTGAATCCATTAAATCATCAAAATCAGGAAATAACCCTTCCGTTTCAGTACTTTTAATTTCAGTTTTAGTTTCAGTTTTAATTGCTGTCAGTTCAGATACAGGAATAAGATATCTTACATGCCCATTTGCATTAGGATCTGTAGTTTCATACTCCTCATCATAAAATGAATTATAACTCCATTTATATAATGTTCTTGTTGGGTCTTCAGAATCTAATGTAATACTTACGTATTCAGTATAGATATCTTCTCCTTTTGATAATTCACTCTTAAAGAATCCCATATATAAATCATCTTTACCATAGGGTCTATAAGCACATTTAGGTATATATAGAGGACTAGTTATACCTAATGCATCAAATACTTTTTGATGGTACTTTACCATCTCTTCAGTTTTTTCTTTTCTGTTAAAACTAGCACTGCTGCTGTCTTTTGTTGTTAATGCCATATATTAATTATTTGGTTCCAATTCTTTTTTCTTGTTGTGCTGGAGTATTCATTTCTACTATACTCATTCTTTCAAACTCAGCTTTAAAGAAACTTAATCTAGTATCACCATTTCTACATTTAAGAAAATGTAATACCATTACCTTATCATTTTCAATTATATATCTATCAGGACCATAGAATCTGATTTTCTGTTTAGCTGGTCTATTAATACCAATTACAGTATCTGCATGTTGTAATAAAGCATCAGCACCAAATATATCTGATTCTAATACATAATTACTATACTTTCCATCTTCTGATCTCTCAGGATTATCTATATTCCTGTTTAATTGACTTAATATAATGAATGCTATCGGGTAAACTCTTTTAAGATTTGTTAATGCTTCACCAAGGTTATTTAAAGTTTCATTCTTATCTCTTTCAGTTTGTGCTTTTTTTACAAGTAGAGAATGGTCAAGAGAAATTAAAGTCTTTTTATATTTCCTTATACCTTCTTCATCTACTTCAGAATGATGTGACATATACTCATGTATAGTTCTGATAAATTCATCTACTGTACATGGTTTTTCTACTATATCAATGGGATACTTAATCTTTTGTTTAGCATAGTCATAACATTTCTGTAGATCTTCAGTTGATAATTGACCATCTGCACTACATAAATACTTATATGACTTACCAATAATACTTGAATACTCTCTAATTGCAGATGACCTAGCTAACATTTCAAATTGAAACTGTAAAACTCTAAAGTCTTCTGCAGGATTAAGAATAAAAGATTCTCTTACTATTTGCTCAACAATTAAAGTTTTACCACTTGCAGGTCTTCCTCCAATTACAGTCATAGTATTCCATTCAATACCATCAGTCATTGCATCATTAAACTTAGGCCACGGTGTTCTAAGACTTTTAATCTCACCTAACATTCTGCCTTTTAAATAATGTAATGATTCCTGGAAACCTTCTTTTTGGCTAACCCACTTAGAATTAACTGTTTGCTTAAGTGCCATATACAATAATTAAATAATTTTTACTTTAATTCTATTATATGTAGCATGTAATACACTAATCACTACCTCAACTACAATAAACTGAATTACAGTAATAGAAATAACAAATGTATTAATTACTAAATAACCTAATAGAATCCCTACTATGGCACAACACCCTAGTATTAATTTGGGTAATTTATACATTATACTACTTTTTCTTTAAAATGTGTTTGTGACGGATCATCTGACCCATTTAATAACATATCACAATAATTTGCTAATTCAGAATCATAAGTTTTATCTGAGCCTTGTTTTCTAATAAAGTATTGAGATGTTCTCATATACTTATATCCTGTTGCCTCATACTCATCAACATACGTCTTTGTAGCATTAATTACTGTTTCCCAGGTATAAGTATGTGATTCAAAAAACCATCTGAAGTTATTCTCTAGATTCTTTTTATCTGACCTTGCATATTTACCACTTGGTAGCTTAAATTTAGGAAAAATATCTAAATAAACATCAATATTTTCCATAAAATTATCACCCATCAATGTTGTACTTGTTTTTTTCTTACTATTTTTAAAATAAGATTCTAGTTCTTGTAAAAGAATTATTGCCTTACCTGCTAGTTTCATATCAGCTTCTAACCAGTCTGTTGACTGTAAGCGTTTTACCTCTAATGCATCATTAATAAAATCATTAGTTTTAATTTTATGCTTAATACAATAGAGTATATACAATTGATTTGGACTCAACTGTTTCTTTATTAATAAATTAAAAATTTCATCCATATTACCACTTTATATCAAAATTATAATTCTTTTTTGTAATCTCAGATACTTTTCTAAATACATCATCACATGGCCATTTCTTTTTACCTAAAGATATAGCATTCATAGGATGTGTTAAAATAAATAAAGGATCTTTTTCAGACAAGTAATCAATTAACTGTTCTGAAGTTCTTCCCATCAAAATATAACATAATCCAGGATTGTAGATTTTAAGGTAATCTAATACATATGCCATCATTGGTCTCCATAATTCTATATGTGAATTTGGTTTGCCTATTGTAGTAGTAAGGGCACTATTTAGCATTAGAATACCTTGGTTACTCCATCTCTTTAAGTCTTTGTCATTAGAAATGCTCTCAGACTCATATACAGTATCATTAACAGCTTGTAATAAATATTCTAATGCTGGTAATGGTTTTTTTTCAAAAGCACATGAGAAAGCAAGTCCATCAGCTTGTTCAATTCCATTGTAAGGATCTTGTCCAATTATCACTACTTTGAGTTCATCATATGGACATTCTTCAAATGCTCTAAACACATACTTCATAAATGGAGTGAACCGTCTATCTTCCTGTGAATTTTTTATCAATGTCAATAAAATAGTATCAAACTCACTACTAAATATAAACCCTCTGAGAACTCTTGCCCATCCTGATTCAATTAGTTTTAAATTTAATTTTTCTTTTATTTCATTTATGTTTATATTTGTTGTCATACTAATTAAAATTTTAAGCCATGGCTATAAAAGTAAAAGAATTAAAAGATGATGCTCAAATCAGTGTCCCAGTAAACAAAGCATATTACTTTATGTTAAAGAATAACTTGTTTTACTTATACAATCAAATTCAATCAGCTGGTGCAGAAGCTTGTGAAAAGTCATTTGAAACTATTAAAGCTGCAGATTACTCAAAGATGTCTCAAGTTGAGCAATCTTTTTACACTGTTACTTTAATGATAGCTGAAATTGAAAGACTTTCTGTAGAGCAAAATCTTTTTGATGAGAAAGAGGTACTTGAACCTACAGATGAAGGTTATGTTGAACCTACGCTAAGTTAATATTATACTCTGCTCCTATTTCTATACATGCTTGAACAGCTTGGGATAACTCATCACTTGAACACTCAGCAAATGATTTGCACATCTCAAGCTTTTTACCTTCATCATTTACATCAAAGCATAATCCTGCTTGTGTTTTGACAAGTTTTTTCATTTCATCAAATGTATATCCTGATTCTTTTGCCATTTCTCTGATACATACATGTATTTTAGAGATTTGTGCATAAGATCCAGATTTACCTTGAATGCTAATAAACATTTCTAATTCCTCATCTTCTTCTACTAATTTTACAAATTCAGTATAAGCTAAACTTTCTTTTTCAGTTTTGTAGGTGAGTTTTCCATTTTTCTTAATAAATTTTGCGCTAAACATATTGGTTTTGTTTTAAAGGTTATAATGGTATTTTACTCCATTTTTTAAATAAGTCAATGATTAATATTACATCTTCAATATCTGTCATAGCAACACCCCAAGAGTGCTCATATACTTTCCACTGATTATTATTTATTTCATCACTTCCATTTGATACTAATATTACATCAGAGTTTATTTCATATGAGTAATAGTAATAATCATTTTTGTCACCAGATTCTTCCTTAGTAACAATTACTTTATCAAATCCTGCTTCAATTAATTCTTGCTGCTTCATTTTTTTAATTTTTCTTCAATTATTTTATCAATATAGTCTTCAGCCTCCATTGCTGTAGAAAATAGTATAATAAATCCATTTGGATCTTTACTGTATCTCCAAAAGCCAAAAAAGCCTTCTTTAGTTTGTATAAAATACCCACCATATGAGTACTGTGATTTTAATATTTTATATTTTGTCTTCATATTACTACTGACCAAGTTAATAATTAATCTTCAGTTTCTTCATTTTTGTAGAATCCTGTGCTTGCTTTTTCTTTTATGTATTCTCTGTGTAATTTTCTATAATTATGTTTTTTAATTATTATAGAATTATTTACAGGTGACTTCCTAATTATTTTTGCTTTTCTTAGCTTACTTGTTTTATTTGTCACCTTATAATTCATCCATTTATGCATTAACTCAATTCCGTATAAATCTTCCATATCAATCACTATTTTTAATTTGATAATAAATAATACAAATTACTATAAGTATAATTACTAATACAGATCCCATAATATTTGTTTTAAGTTTAAATTAGTAATATCAAAGATACTACTTTATTATACATTTAATGGTTTTTTTTCTGATCTATATAATCAATAATAAATCCTATAGCAACTATTAAATTCATACCACATGATGCAATAATTTCTATAATATCTTCATAAACATTTACCATAAGATGTAAATGTCCAATTGTCCAAAATGGAATAGCCAAGTTTTGACTAATCCATACTGTAAGATATTTTAGAAAATGCTTCATTTCTTTTCAAGTTTATTAACTGTCATACCAGCAAATACAATTTGTAATGTAACATCATCATTACATTTCTCACATCTATAATTTGCTCTTGATCTTATATACCAACCTGCATTACAACATGCAGTTTTTACATCACTGATCTCCAGTTTCTTCTCTTTCTTCTTCATTTTCTCTTTTTTTAGCTATATAATCTCTAATTTCAACATCTAGTGGAATGTCATCCACATGTCCATACTGATTAATTAAATCAATATATATTTCTTTTATTCTTCCCATAACTTTAAAGTTGATATGATTAATTTTTTAACTGCATCTTCAGGTTTATCAATATTTTTTGCTTGCATATAATTAGCAAGTATACTAAGATAATGATGTGATAATGATACAGATACTACTGATTTTGTGTTATACTCTCTTATTTTTACATCAAAATCATCAAATAAACATGGATATTTAATAAGTAAGCTTTTAATATTTTTAAGAAAGCTTTTATCTTTTGTTAAAAATAACTCATATCCAGATCTTTTTGCGTGATTAATTGTAGATCTACTATTTAAATTAGTATGCATAACAATTTCTTCTTCCACCATTGAAAATTTATAATACAGTATAGCAATTAAGTAATTTCTTCTGTCAATTATATGTCTTTCTTTAGTTTTATGTTTAGTACAAAAATCTCTCAATTCTTGTATTACATCATCTTTAGTGTACTCCATAATATTTAAATAAAAAATGGAAACAAAAATCCTTTAATCTCAGATATAATTGGACCTACAAATACAGTACTTAAGAACCCATGATGTTGAGACCATAAATACCAAAAATGCATGCTAAATAACTGAGTACAGGCTATATATATAAATAAGCTTGTAGCAAATACATTTTCTTTTTTCATACTATTTCTTTTTAAATTGTTTACCAAATCTATATCCTACATAAAACCATAAGACAAAACCTATATGAATTATTAATAATGTTAGTGTAGTCATAATTATTTAATTTAAACTAATGCAAAATCTTCTTCAAGAACCTCTTCTGCTTTCTCAGTCTTGCTTGTACTTACTACAGCAAATCTATTAGCATTATAATATTCATAAGGAAAACATCCATTAAGGTTTATTTCTTCTAACTCATATCCATATGTGTTAGCTTGAATACCCATATTCATTACTCTCACCACTGTGTAGAATTGCTCTTCTACTGGCCATTGACTTAAAGGAATTTTATTGGGTTTATTTTTTGAGTTAATGCAAATAACCTTGATCATACTTAATGAACTTGACTTTCACCTATCTCTACATTTAATTCTAGATCAGATAATTGGTTATATATATCAAAAATGTCATTAAATACACCGGACATAATATCATATGAACCTTTATTATCTACTATTACAGCACACTGCTCAGCTTGATCAGGTGAGTGCTTACATATTTTAATGAGACAAGCTATGATATATAAAAAATCATGGTTGTCATCATTATACAATGTTATTTTATGTGTTTTTTCCAAAACCATGTCTTTATATATTAATTTACAAATTATTTTCTTCAGTTCCTACTATTATTGTGTTACCTACTTTATTCATAGAATCAACAATATCAGTAAAACCTTTACCATAAGGATCTATATAGTCTGTATAAGACTTAAAGTAACCTTTACTAGTTAATATTTCTATATTCTTAATCAATAAGCTCATTCTTGATTTATTATCAACTTCAAGCTGAATTAAATCCCATCTTGCTGATGCAATTTTAGCTAAAAATAAGTTTAATCTAGTATTAAATTCATCTTTTATGTGAATTTTATGACTGTAATCATCAAAAATCTGTATCAGGGTCATTAAAGCATTAGCATCAGTATCACCAAATACACTCATTGGTTCTTTAATATACTCTTCAGACCATTCATGCCATTCAGATACATCTTTCTTTAATGCATATTTAAACTTCTTACTCTTTTTCATTTCATCAATATCATAAAGAGCACTAGATATCTTTACCAGTGCTCTTATGAATTTAACATTGTCTTGATCATATTCTGTCATAATCACTTCATAAACTAATATTATAATTTTTCCATTCTATTTTATCCTGATCAAATCCTGATAATGCTTCAGTAACCCATTTTTGATCAATAGTATCTACATAACATAGTATATGAATAGTAGCTGTCTCATCAACTGCAAGACGTAAACATCTTCCAATACGTTGTGAGGCCTTACGCTCATTACCATATGCATGTAGAATAATGCATTGTCTTAGTTCAGGAATATTAATACCCTCACTTAACTGCAATACACATGATAGTTTAGTTATTTCACCTGACTTAAACATTTCTAGATTCTCATTAGACTCAAGATTATTACTATGATAGCTATTTACGCATAACACATCAGCCTGTTCTTGAGTATTAGCAAAAATAATAAATTTAGATTTTATATGATTTGATAATATCTTAGTATATTTTTCTTTACTTGGAAATTCCATCATTGCTTTCATTCTCATGATTCTAGCTATCTGTTGTTCTTTACCTGGTCTAGACATATCTATTCTATTACACCAGTACTGATAATTAGCTACTTCAGTAGTAAAGAATTGATTATTCTTACTACCTGCTTTTACATTTTTATTGACGTTATCTAGTTTAATCTCATGTACAATGATTTTATAATCATTTAAGATATTATCATTAACAGCATCATCAGTAAGATATTCATAACATATAGGATAGAACTCTTGCATCATCTCACCTTTCTCACTATGTGTATTTTTAGGAGGAGTACCGGTTAATCCTAAGATTTTACCGGTATACTCATCCAAAAATGTTCTATGTGTAGGTAATAATGAGTGAGCCTCATCAAAGTATATCATATCATACTCTCTAGGATCAAGCTTATTCAAACTTAAATAAGTTGTGAATTTAACATTATCCATAAGATGTGACTTTTTAAACTTTATTGCTTCAGCTCTCCAAGATGTAAAGATACTTAACTTAGGTGCTACCACTAATACATTCATTAAAGGAGTTATGTTTTTCTCCATGTGTAATAGGGCTACTAAAGTCTTGCCAATACCTGTTGCTAATGATAATCCAGATCTTTTTTTCTTATCAGTAGCATCAAGTGCTAACTGTTGTATCTCTTCTCTTTTCATATTAAATTAAATTAAATACATTTTTTTGTATAAATTCATTAGCATGACCAGGATCTGACATAACTTTAATTGTCTTGATATGCTTATCAATATTCTTTAAAGTTTCTTTATGGTCATATGATCCATATGCTTGAATAAAGACATTTAAAAATTGTTTCTTAACCCATCTGTCAGCAGCACCAATTTTAATAAATAAATCACTAAAAGCTTTACACATTTCTTTAGCTTTTGGATTGTTAATTTTAAACTCTCCATTTTTAATTTTAGCACTTGAAGTTGCAATAGCATTATATGTGTTTGTATTATTACAAATTGATGCAATCATAAGAGCTTCTAAATTATATAAAGCCATGTATGATTGCAAAGTAAAATAATCAGGATTACAATATGAAAATGCATGAATATAATCTTTTAACAACCATGCTTTAGATGAATTATTATAACAAGCCATTGTTGAAACAAGATCTTCTTTGTTAATTATTTCAATATACTCATATCTTACTGGAATACTCTCTCTTCTACAAGCATCTAATAAATGATCACCATCTATTACATATGTTAATTTTGATCCAGTAAAGAAATCTACTTTACAACAAATAACTTGTCTAGTGTTACCTTTTTTACGGACACTTTCTACTAAATCTTGTGTATGTTTAGACCCTGTTGGTCTTTGCATTGGTAATCTGTTAAACATGTTATAATTTGTTGTAACAGCAATCTTAATAAAATCATTTTTACTTTGTTTCATCTTTTTTAGTTTTAATTTCAGTTAATATTCTTTTCATTTATTTTAACCATCCCATTATCCTAGCATCTGCTGGATTTTCATGAATATGGTTGTGGCAGTTACGACAAGTTACTAGCCAGGTACTCTGTATTAAATAAAATGCATCTCTATTAGAACCTGCATGTGTATGATGGATATCTGTACCCATATTAGTACATCCTCCAACTTTAATTTGACATAACGGAAACTTTTCCATATGCTTTGTCCTTAATTTAAGATACTCAACATCAAGTTTTTTTCTTTTTGCAGAAACTTGTGGTATCATCTTATGATCAGGATCTTTAGACTGGATCTTACCCCAGCAATTTTTACAATACTTATTTCCTTCATGTGCTTTCCAGATATACTGCTCAGATTCACAACCTGAACAGTATTTCTTTTTCTTTTCCATTACCAGCTTGTGGTATTAGTAATACAATAGTGACTGCCTACATAAGCAGTCATCCAGTCACCTTGTTGCAAGTAAAATTTCTTATTATTTCCACTACAATCATTCTCAATTACTACACTATAGTCTGTAACATCATCTGACTGTACTAAACCACAATTACATGGTTTATTAGGTGTAGGATTATCTTTCTTACAACTATAAGTGAAGCCTGCTGTTATTATTGTTATCAGTATTATTATCTTTTTCATCTGTTTTATTTTTTACTATTTCTATTAATTTATCAATACAAGCTGATTCTGCTTCTTTATAGGTATTATATTCTTTTAAACTTATATTCAAATTATGCATTTTAGATGAAGCATCTTTTTTATACTCTTGAGTAGTTTTATAATAAGCTACACTGTTTTTAGTATATAATCTTTCAATCCAGCTGCATATACCATACTTATCTCTAAACCATCTAAACACTTGTTGTTTAAGTGGTGCTAAACATTCTCCAGCACTTTCATATAACACACTATTACCTGATGCTCCACCTATGACCAAACCATAAATTGTAGAATGAAAAGCAAAACAATCTTCATCAAATCCTAATTCTTTCAACGCTAAGGCTTGTTCATAAGGACAGAAAAGACTTTCCATTCCTTGTTTTTTTACTTCTTCCATCTTATTCTGATTTAAAGGTTTTATTATAGTAGTTTTC